GAATGTAGAGATCCCAAGCAAGACTTTCATCGTACCTCCCTAAAAATTCCGGGAGGACTGATAAGTTCGCCCCGCTGACGTTCTCATGAGTCCTCCCTTATTGCTATGCCAGTATACACGGCTATCCCGTCTGGATGTTGATCGCGCCGTCTCCCTGGATATCGAACGAAATACTCGCTACTCCGTCAACTGCTTCGTCTGTCGCTTCGCTCGTTACGAGTCCTGCGCCATAGTAGTAGTTATCGTTATCCAAATGGAAGTAGCATTCGATTACAGTTCCGTTGACAAGCGCGTTGTGCAGAGCTAGTTGCCCTGTCGTGTCGCCTAGATACCAGAATCCATCAAACGATGCAGTCCAGTCCTTCGGTCCCTTTTTGTACGCGCCCCAACCGGAGCTACCGAATACGCGAACGTCGATCGGATCAGAAGTAATAGTAACAGTCCAGTGATTCATTTCAGCTACGACTGCCGCTGCGCCGCACGCACCGGCCATAACGTAACCGTCAATGCCGCTAATCGCGTTCGTAGTGCTTCCACATGCCATGGTGATTCACCTCCCCTAGATTGGTGATGGGTTTGCCCGGCCTTTGTAACGAACTACTGTGTGCCAAAGGTCGGTTTTCTCTTCGTAAATTGAAGCATCTAATCCGTCTTGAAGAAGCGTGATTGTTCTGAATCCCGTTAGGGATAGCTGGCCTCCGTCAAATACGGTATGCAAATAGTCTTGGATCGTTTCGGCCTCCGTGCTTGCTCCCGGTGCTGCGGTGCTGCCTTCGCTAAAAATGTGAAATGAAATGAAGAACTCTCCGGTGCTCGCTTTGCAGGCACTTCTAAATGCGAATGATGTTGGTCCGCCGAATGTTTCCCAGCGGATGTATGGCTTGCCTGGGTTGCTCGGTTGCTTCGTGAAGAAGTACCCCTTAACGGAACCGCTCAAGTCAGAATCGTTTCCGATAGCTGTCTGAACTGCGTTCTTCAAAAGGTTCGTGAAGGAAGCCATAAGTCTCTCCTAGTCTGAGATGACTAGCACTCGTGCTCGCACGTACGCGTCGTTGTCTCCGTCGTTGTTGTCGAGTTTCAGTCGAATCGCTTTCACTCCGGGTGTGACACTGAGGCATTGAATTTCATCGTTGCCAAGTGCCAGGATGCTCCCCCAAGGTTCTGTGTCGAATATCACTCCGTCTAGGCTTCCCTCGACGTTGAGATCGATATTGGTGGAGGCGTTCTCTGTTCGTGTTGCCATGTCTGCTTGGACAACGATAGTCAAGCCCCTGTCTACAGGTAGTGAGAACTCTACTGTAGGGCCTTGGTTCGTAAGCCCTGCGGCAACATCGAAGTCTACAACGTGAACGGCTCCGACATCTCTTGCCATGAGCTACCTCCCTTCTACTTCTTCTCAGCCTTGTTCATCCTGTCTGCAATCTCTTCGATGGTGTCGGCTGTTATAACTAAGCCGATTCCCTTCGCGCATTGGACACAGGCGAACCCGTCTTTGATCGTCACGTAGTCGATGTTTTCCAGTTTCATAAGGAGCGGAAAAGCATCGTACTTTTCTAGCTGGTCGTCGCTCGTTCCTCCCTGCATCGTCTGCTTGGGAACAAGCTCTGTTAGGTATACGAATCCGTCTACTTCCATAGTCTCACGAGTTCCTGTTTCCTGGCTTCCAATGCCTTCCGCAAATAGTGGCGGCCCACGATTCCTCTTGAGGTTCCCTCTTCCTGGTACCACGCGTACTCTACGTTCGTTCCGAAACGACCAGTCATGCGCTTCGTGTCGATTTCGTAGGTAATGCTTCCCAGCAAGCGGCCTGTGTCGACAACGTGTAGTTCGACGATCTTCATCTTGGCTTCGGCTGCGAGCCTCGATAATGCAACGTGAAGAAACGCCACTGATGAAACCTTCGATTTCTTCTTGAGGCCTTCCGGCTTCCAGACAATGACGACATTAGTTGGCATCCTAGTCTCTCCGTCTCGCGACGCAATGCCATATGACTTCAGATGGATCTAGCCAAGCTAGCATGCTTCGTGCTCCGTCTCCGAGGTCGATGTCGTATTCATTCCCGTCGTACGTGATCGTATCGCCGGGCTTCGGCTTTCCAATATCAGAGCGTCCAGCGGCATCGGTTCCTGTTTGCTGCGAAAGGTCCGATGCCGCAAAGACGAACATTAAATCCCCTTGGCGAACGACTCCCTCGTGGTCTGCGATATTCTTCGTGGACGCTTCGTAGATCGAAGAACACTTGAATGAAGGCTGCTCCCAGTAAACGTAGGTCGTGCCCTCTTCTGCATCGTACACCTCGTTCTTGAAGCGATTGAATGTGATAGTTCTTCCCAGCCGATTCCTGACGTGCTCGTGCAACGCCTTCGTCCTCTGGGCTATGTCGTATCTCATTCCCAATCACTCCTGTCTGGTACTAGGTCTTCCTCGTTGCTTCCGTGTCTTCCTTTGAATTGTCCACGTTCAAATCGTGGCTTCACGCGGTCATCGTCTTCGTCTTGGGTTTCCTTTTCTGAAATACTAATTCCTCCAACTGAGGGGATAGCATAGACAAGAGACTTCGTGCGGAACTTCTTTGCCAACTCCCAGAAGTGCTCCGCTTTATGAGAGAGGCTAACACTGAGTTGTCCTACCTTCATGTCGGCTTCTCTCGTTAATTGGGCGGCGATGCTTTCGGCGCATAGAACTACTGCTCCGTTGACATCTCTGCTCTCCGAGAGAGCGTACTCAATCTCTTCGTCTGTGATGAGTTGTTCGTCTTCGTTCACGTCTCCGGAGTGCCAGCGAACCGCATCACGGTCGCTGGCTGCCGGGTTCCCTGAATAATGCCAACTCATATTTCTGCACCCCCTCCTACTTCATTGCGTAGGCGGTGAAGGCGTGTGCGCTCTTGGATGAGTTGACTACGATGTTCGTCACATCAACACTGGCGATATATGCGTCGCCTGTCATGATGAAAGCTACCACCGGGATCTTGCCCAATCCATGAGCCACGTTGACGGCTGTGCCTGCGGTGACGACAGTTCCTGCGAGGGCTGCTCCATCGAGCATACTCTCTTGGAGAGAACCATCACCAACGATGACCTTGCCGCGTGTTTTATCGGTAATGCTCATGCGGCTACCTCCTATGGCTTCGGTGTGCCACGGGGTCGCGACTTGATCTCGAACTTTTTGAGCCAGTACCCCACGTTCTGAGGGGAGATTCCGAACTCGTTTCCGATGTCCGTCATCGTCCTGCTGTTCGTGGTGTACTCGGTTCTCAGCCAGTCCTCGTTCTTGTACGCTTCCTCTGGCACTTGTGTCCGCGGAATGACCGTTTGCTCCGGGGTAAGCGTTAGTGTCGCGTTCCCCTCGTAGGAGTGTGCCAGGGATGGGTTGTCATCCCCGGCTTCGATATCACTCCTGGTTGCTCGGCGTATCATTCCTACATTCAGCAACGCGGCTTCGTTTCGCCATTGGCGATTACGAAGGTCGATCAACTGACCGGGAAGCCAGTTCGTCCCATCCCCGCAAAATTTCTGGCAGCAAATGAATACTCCCTGAACGGTTCCGGCCTCGATTTTCTCAAGGAATTCCCCGTCGATAAGCATCCTAAACCGCGCTGCCTGTTCGATGCTTTCTTCAAGCACCGTCCCTCGCGTGTACGAACTAAATGGGATACGCACTAGGTATTGACTCATAGTGCTCGCCCCCTCCCTGTCTATGCGATGATGCCGCTGTAGAAGCAGCCAAGATCGGTTCCGATAACCTTCGCATCGTAGGCCATTTCTCCCTCGATACGAGTTGCTTTCAGGTGGTCCATCGGAATGTCGCTGATCGCTACGTCGTATCCGAGGCCGTTGAATCCGGTCCATTCGAAGATGTAGCCAGCGGTAGGAGTCAGCAATCCCGGCGACGCGGGTGCGTAGCAGAGAAGCATATCCTTGCCGAAGTTGTAGCTGTAAGCTGCCGTGGCTCCCTCGTTGTTCGTTGCGTAAGACGAGCCAGGAACAAGAACCTTGTCAACGCGGAAGAGAGTGGCGAGAAGTTCCTCGCTGCCTACACCAAGCTGGGTGTATTTGATTGTCTCTTTCACGTCCGGGTGTCGGCGAAGTTCATCGAAAACCTGCTCTCCCATCACCAAGATGTTGGGACGGAAGCCGGTGTTTTGCCCAATGGCTTGTCGTCCACGGTCGATAGCCTTCATCGGGTCCGAGAGTGCGCCATCATTGAACTGAACGACGTTCGTGCCGGTGTCGTCAGCAGCGGTTCCGGTGAAATCGTTTTCCCAAATCGAGGCGGCGAAGAAGTTCGCAATCCAATCGCGTTCCCGTTGGAGCAACAGCTTCCACGTAACGAACTCTGCCATCTGAGCCGGAAGCCCGTTGATGTCGGAGTTGGCGACTACCGCGTACGGCAAGTCTTTGTGGTGGGCGACGACTTCACAGAAATACGTGTGAGGGGCCGTGATCCCGAAGCCGTTTCCGGACGATTCTGTGCCCGGTGCTCGCTTCTGTGCTTCGTCTCTCATCCAGTCGTTCTTGTCGAACTCGAACAGTTTGTCAGACTGCTTCTCGACTGGAACGATTGGGAACGTCTGATGCGCGATCAAGCTGTCGATTGACTGCTTGTACGCAACCGAGATGTCCGAAAGAGCCGTATTGATATGAACATCAGTGGTCGTAGGTTTGCCTGCCATTGTTGTTCACCCCCTCCTATTTGGACGTCGGTGCAAAGACTGTTCGGATCGTGATGATCTCGTCAGCCCCACCGCCGTCTTCCTCGGCATAACCCACCAAGAAAGTTTCCGTAGTTCCATCGCCATCGCGTGTGAGCGTAATTCCCTCACCATCCGCGTCCGATTCAATAGCATCTTTGAACGTGACAGCAGCACCAATCCGTAGCCGCGCCTTAACACCGGGGCGGGTTAGGACTGTTGCCAGCTTGCCGTCTTCGGGGTTGTTCATAAGAATCCCGAATGCTTCGCTGGCGGCAGTGGCGACAATTACTTCGCCTTCTGTCGTGCCATACATGACAAGTCCAAATTGATGGCTTGAAAGGTCTGCTCCA